TTTGCTCCAGTTAAATATGAGAAACCTGAACGTGACGTTTCACCCTCTTTTTTAAATGATAAGGAAAGTAATAATGAAGAAATTTCTGAGTGATAATAAAGATAATTTATTAATTTTTGTTGCCTGTGCTGTTTGTATTTGTATGGGGTTTTTTATCGGTGTTGATAATGCTCTTGATACGGCTAGAGCTTTACGTTTTGGTACTAATTAAAAATAACCTGGGGGAAAATAATTGATATTTTGGTACCGAATTAACTTTACTTGTGGTTCGCATCTGTTAAAATGGTACCAGATAATCAATTAAAGGGTTAAATTATGTTAGTTAAAATTAATAATGATACAGAAGAGTTTTTAGAAGAAATAGAAAAGTTAAAATCTCGCTTTAATGTTGGAACTTCTAGTGGTGCGGCTTTGCAGGTTATTTTAAGGTTTGCCGATTTAGAACAAAGATATGATTTATTGAAATCTAAACATGAAGATTTAAATGCAGAGGTTAATGAGTTACAAGATTCTTTGTTAGCTAAATCTGAAGCAGAAACGATAATTCATAATTTTGCTATGAGAAATCCAGTTTTTATAGATTAGTACCAAAAAAAAATCTATAGGCTGACGAACGGAGTTGGCCGTAAAATTTAGTGGTACCATTTTTGTTTCCAGGATTGAAACCGGTGAACTGTTTTTGGTACCAATTACTTTTCTTAAGCATCGCAGATATAAACTTTTTTGTTTTCAAGTTAGCAAATTAGCTTGCGATTTTTGGGGAGTATTTACAGTTAAGCGAGAAATATATCAGAGGGCTGAATGCTGTTAATTGATAACCAGTAGTTAAACAAAATGACTAATGATTTTTAATTTTCACCTTTGCCATCCTGCTAAACTTCTCTTTGTTCTTTAAATACATTATTATATTTTGAGCAAAAAAATGGGTTGAACGTCCGCGAAAACATTCAACCCTTTGTCTTTTTGCCTTAAATCACCAACCACGACGATATAGAGCAGACAAATGAATTATATTGATAAAGTATCAGTTAATCAAGATAAGTCCCAAGAAAAGCGCGTACAAGCGACGACGACGGCGAAGCCTGAGCAAGGAGGAGAAGCGCGGAGCGCTCTCGGTAATGCTACGAAGTTACGAACCCCCCCCCTCGAAACAAACTCATCAAAAAGTTTCTCTGTTACGGATTTCTCCACAGGTGAAATACAAAATGTTGGTGTGTTACCAAAGAAGCAAGCAATCAATCTCGCTCGACAAGTCCGTTATCAATTACAAGATACAGCGAGAAATATTCTTTTCGGTTACTACGGCTCAGACGTTCGCGTAAATGCAAAAGGCTATGAAGTTCATCATAGGACTTGTAGCTGTACCCGTTTTAGAAGTGGTGTAACAACTCAAATTGTAAAATCAAAAACTAATGGTAAGGCTTTTTATTCTGGCTTGATGAATTGTGCAAATTCTAGAACATGTCCCGTTTGTTCCGCTAAAATTTCAGAACGGAAATCGAATGAGATGCGTATGGCTTTTAATATCGCTAGAGCAGAAAAGCTAAATATTTCTATGTTGACTCTTACGGCTCCACATCATTCAGGTGATAAAGTAGAAGATTTAAAAGTAAAAATTTCGGATGCTTTACAGCGTTTTTGGAGAGGAAGTCCAGCTAAAAAATTCAAAGAAAAATTTGGCATTATTGGCAACATACGATCATTTGAAATCCGTCATGGTTCTAATGGTTGGCACCCTCATTTTCATATTATTATTTTTAGCAAAAAGCCTTTACCTTTAACGGCTCGTACTAAATCTGGTAAGCCTTCAAAAGTTCAACATGATGAATGGACAAAAATTTTAACTCGTTGGAAAAGTGCTTGTAAATTGTCGGGTTTAGCTTGTCCTAATGAGTATGGGATGGATATTCAGAACGGTGCTTTTGCAGGTGAATATATTTCTAAATTTGGGGCTGATGATGAATTTTTAACAACGGCTACAGGTAAAAAAGTAACTTGGGATATGGCTGACGAAATGACCAAAGGCAACACAAAAACAGGTCGTAAAGGTTCTAAAAGTCCATGGGATTTATTGAGTGATGCAACTGAAGCCGAAACTAAAGAAGAGCGCACAGATAACAGAATTTTATTTTTATTTTATGCTAGAGCAATGCAGGGGGTTAACTTGATTAGATGGTCGAAAGGTTTAAGAAAATATTTTGATTTAGATGCTGATGTATCTGACGAAGAAATTTTAAAACAAGAAGAGGACAAAGCCGATTTTCTTTGCCATATCACTCCGTCCGAATGGGAATATATTATTAAAAATAAAAAACGTCATATTCTTTTAGAACTTGCTGAAAATGGTGGTTCTGAAGCTGTAGCTCGTTTGTTTTATCCTGCATATTCTTTTATGAGTTTTGAAGAATTTTACTTTGAATTTATGGATAGAAAAAATCATCCAGATGTAGATATGCCAGAAGTTAATGAATATTCGACGACTGAAACTAGGCACGAAATTATTCATAAGGTTAAGCCTCAACATCAAAACTATTTAACAACTCCAGTAGAAACTGACGAGCGATCTTTTAATTGGGTAGGTGCAAAAAGAGATGAAGAAAAAAGAGCTAAAAGCGCTGAACTTAATAAGCATTATATGGAAAGAAGAAAAGAACTAGAGTAATAAGTTCGGGGTGGGGGCTTCCCGAACATTCAAAAAAATCAGCTATTTTTCAAGATTTTTCTTTAATCTTCTGTAGCTGATTTTTTCTTTCTTAGCTAACTTCACCAGTAGTATTTTTAATTTTTTCTTTGGCACTTTCTAGGTACTCCATTAATCCATTTACCAATTCACTTACAGGCACCTGTCTTTGTAGTTCTGCTGACATAACCCTGCATTCCTGTTTCAAGATTTTCGCATCTTCAATCCTTGCTCTAATACTTTCAGTTTTCATAATTTCCATTCTCTTTTTAGCTAGTTCATTTCTAATTATATAGCTTTTGATACAAATAACTATTGACACAAGATCTCACTTGCAACTAGAATCTGGTTCAAAGTGATTTAGTGATTCAGTGATTCAGGGGAAAAAAATGAAAGTACAAATGAATATTTTACGCATTAGTGCAGGCAACATGGTCGATTCTAATAGCGGTGAAAAAATAGTTTATGCAAGCGCAATTATTCTTGATGAAAACGTAGCTGACGAAATATCTAGTGATCGTATCGACGTAGGACAGCAACATGCGAAAGTAAAAATGTCTGTTTTACAAGATAACGTTTTAGCTCGTTCTTTAGCATCATCCGGTTTAGTTCCTGGTCTTGTTGATGTTGATGTAAAAACGGCTGTAAAAGGTGGTGGCGTAACGATGGAAATAATCGGTTTCTCACCTAGAAAGGCGGCTTAATAATAATGTCTGTTTGTGCTGTAGCTGATGGTAGCGGTTTTTTAAAAGTTGCGGCTGAAACGGAATGTACCGAATTTGTTTTAATGACGCAGGTTGAATTTGTAAATTTACAATCTGGTTCATTGCAACAAATGCAGGAACTTTTAAGCGTCTTATTTGCGTTTGACACTGAGGTTTTTGCAATCGTTGAAACGGCTTTAATTTTAGCTTTTTTAACTTCTCACTTTGCCGGACGCGTTGTGCGCTGGTTAGGTAAATAAAACTCTTAATAATTTGGAAAATAATATGAAAACTTCACAAAAATTAGTTTTAGTCGGTTCTACTCTTGTTGCTTCTGTTGGTGCTAATGCGGCTGACTTAACAACTCAAATCGGTACTGCTTCAACTGAAGGAACTGGCAACGTAACTGCTGTAATTGCGGCTGTAATTGCAATTGCTATCCTTGGTTTCGGTGTAAATGCTGTACTTGGTTGGTTCCGTAAGTAAAAAATGGTCATTTCCATTTTGTTTGCCTGTTGCCTCTATTACGCAATGATAGAAGGATTTACATCAGGTATCAGAGCGTCTTAATAGGGCGCTTTTTTTTTACTTGGTGACTTATGAAATATATTTTTTTATTGCTTATAACCCTTTTCAGTTTTAGTTCTTCAGCTTCTTATTTAATTGGCACTGGTGTTGATACTAGTTGTTCAATGTATCCAGATAATAAATCTCTTTTAACGAACCATAAATTTAGAACGAAAGATGAAATGTTTGCGGCTGTAACTTCAGTTATGTCTGGTTCTTCTTATTGTAGTGGCTATCAATATATTCAGCTTTCCACTTGGCAAAATGGGAAAATTGCCGTTCTTATTGGTTCAAATGGTACCCATAGAAAAACAATAACTTTTAATTATGGTGGTTCGGCAGGTTGTAACTTTGATGATTGCCAAGAGATCGCTCAAGACAAATGTGAATCTGCTAATGTCGACCTAAAAGATTTTTCATGGACTCCTGAAAATAGTGGTGATTATACTTACGAATGTGGCTCACCTCCTGAGCCCGAACCAATAGCCAACAATGAAGAATGTACCACTATGGCTCAAAACCAATGTTTCTCACATAATGGTTTAACATCTTCAAATTTTACTGATAATGGTGATTCAACTTTATCCTGTGATTTTATATGTAATGACGGTACAACTGGAGATAAAAACGGCTCACTTGCTAATGCTCCTGATGGTTTATGTAATCCTGCCGATCCAAATGATTTAGCTGATTGTGATGTTGCTGATACTGCTGACCCAAATTGTGTTTTTGGTTGTGGTGATGCTTACACACCTACAAGTACAACCGATATTCCTTATGTAGCTGATGGAACAACAACGGCTGATGGAACTGGAAACGATGGTATTACAACGACTCAAGGTGATGTGTTAATAAACGAGGTTATCAACCTTAGAAATTCAAACGCTGAACAAACCATTGTTGCTAAAAATGCTGTTGTTGATGCTGTTAATTCTACTAATTCAATTTCCAAATTAGACGAAGTTATAAGCGCTATTCAAAGTAGCTCTGGTGGTGGTTCCACTGGTGGTAGTTTTGATGATTCTGGAATGATTAATTCAATTAATAATAGTGCGGCTTCAGGAACTACTAATTCTGAAAATATTGTTGCGGCTATCGAATCTAATTCACTTGAAAATACTGGAGCAGGAACTTTGACGCGTTACGGCTCAGGTTCTTTTATCACTTCGTTTCTTGACCAAACCGAGGTAAACACAAAAATTGCAGGGGCTGAAATTACTTTAAAGGAAAATATAAATTCTTATAAAACTAGTTTAATGGCTAAATTTAATTTGACTGTTACGGGTAGTGGTTATCAGCAAACGAATCTTGTTTTATCTCAGGGGACTTATGATATTTCATGGTCGCGGTTCTCTCAGTATTTTGCTTCTATCGGTGCGATTTTGTATGCACTCGCTTCTTTAATTTCCTTATCAATAATTTTTCAAGGGCGTATGTAATGAGAATTTTATTTATTATTTTTGTGCTGCTCTTTTCTAGCAGTTCATTTGCAGGTGGTTTTACTGATTCTGTAGCAAGTTTTTTTGGCTCGATGTGGGAATATTTAACAATTGATATTCCGCTTTTTCTAAAGAATTTTTTAACGTGGTTATTGCAATATATTATATTGGCAAAAGTTACTTCAATGATTTTCTTTAGTCAGTTTGCTTACACTATAGCTTCAACTTTTATTGATAATTTATCTTTGGTTGATGTCATTCAAACTTCAATTGGTTCCCTTGATTCTGACATAGTTCAGACACTTATAGACGTTCGTTTTTTTGATGCTTTCACTTTGATTATGGAAGCGTTTGTTACTCGTTACATTCTTGATTTTATGAAATGGTGATCTAATGGCTACGAAAATATTCCATGGTGCTCCGGGTTCTTATAAATCGTCTACCGTTTGTTGGTTTGAATTACTTCCTGCTTTAGTGGCTGGTCGTTTAGTCGTAACTAACTTACAAGGTGTAAAGACGATTGAAGAAATCTCAAGAGAATTGA